GAAGGCCCGACTGTTAACTTGGATAAAGTTTCACACCTCATCACGGATCTCAAGTTTGAGGGAAATGATGTGGTAGGAAAGGCACAAATATTGGAAACCCCAATGGGTAAGATTGTAAAAGGTCTCCTTGATGGTGGTGTTCAACTAGGTGTGTCAACTCGTGGTATGGGTAGCCTTGAGCAACGAAACGGCGCAATGGTCGTTAAAGACGATTTTATTCTTAGTACTGTTGACATAGTACAAGACCCTAGCGCACCTGAAGCATTTGTTAATGGTATCATGGAAGGTGTAGACTGGGTTTGGAATAACGGTGTTTTGACTGCACAGGTAATTGAAAAAATGGAGACTGAAATTAAAACTGCTCCGAAACATGTCTTGTATGAGACAAGTGTTCGAGAGTTTAAGAATTTCCTCTCGTTACTAAAGTCTAGAACGTAAGGAGTCTAAAATGACTGAAGAAGAAAATCTAGAGGTCGAACTCCACGATGAGGTAACAGACGAAATCGTGGAAGAAACTCTCGAAGAAGCAGCACCTGCTCCTAAAGGGAAAGCCGATGCAAAAGCAGGAGACGAAGATGAGTCAATTGCTAGTGTGGACAAGGCAGGCGATGCAACAAGCAAAGCTCCTGTTCCAAAGACAAAGGCGGGTATGATTAATGCTATGAGCATGAAGTTACATTCTATGAAGAAGAGTGACCTCGCAGCCTCATACAGTAAAATGATGGGCGAAGAAGTGGAAGTAGAAGATTCAATCGTGGAAGCACAGATTGATACCTCTGCTGAACTGGACGCATTAGTCGAGTCTGAAGCTACACTCAGTGATGAGTTCAAAGCAAAAACCGCAGTAATCTTTGAAGCAGCTGTGAAATCGAAACTATCAGAAGAAGTTGATAGAATTGAAGCACAGTACAAGGAAGAGTTGGCAGAAGAAATTTCTTCTACTAAATCAGAACTTGTAGAAAAAGTAGACAGCTACCTAAACTATGTAGTTGAAACTTGGATGGAAGAGAACCAAATTGCAATCCAAAACGGTCTTCGTACCGAGATTGCTGAGACCTTCATGGACAAGATGAAAGATCTGTTCACGGAGTCTTATATTGAAGTACCTGAATCCAAGGTTGACCTAGTTGACGAACTGGCTGAGTCAGTAGAAGAGTTGGAAACGCGACTCAACGAAACTACTCAGAAAGTTATTGACACTACAGAGGAACTGGAAGTATACAAGCGTGACACGATCATTCGTGAAGCGTCACGTGACCTTGCAGAAACTCAAGTTGAAAAACTGAAGTCCCTCGTAGAGAGTGTTGACTTTGATGACGAAGAATCTTTCGCATCCAAGGTCAAGACGATCAAAGAGTCGTACTTCACTAAAGAAATCACTGATGGTGAAGAAGTAGAACAAGTAATGGAAGATGCTGATCAAGAAGTTGAAGTATCCTCTGTAATGGAGTCCTACCTTGCAACCATCCGTAAAACTGCAAAATAAGGAATAACAATGCAATCTTACGATAGTTTAATCGAAAAATGGGCTCCCGTCCTTGACGAAGCCTCTGCTGGTGCGATCACTGATCATCACCGCCGTGCAGTCACCGCTGCAATCTTGGAGAACCAAGAGAAAGCAATCGCTGAAGAGCGTTCTGCTGCTGCTGGTTTCTTGTCCGAAAACGCTGCTGCTGGTGCGAATAACACTGGTTCAGTAAACAACTTTGACCCCGTACTGATCTCACTGGTTCGTCGTGCTATGCCTAACCTCATCGCATACGACATCTGTGGTGTACAGCCCATGAACGGCCCCACGGGTCTTATCTTCGCAATGAAGTCACGCTACCAAGGTGGTTCTACTTCTAACCGCGAAGCACTGTTCAACGAAGCAGAAACCCAGTTCTCTGGTGACTCTGGTGGTACGCATGACAGTGACAATCCTTCTGGTTTCAACGATGACAGCGATGGCATCGATTCCGAAGGTGCACGTTTGACCGCACTTGCTGCAGGCGGTATGCCTACGGCTGATGCTGAAGCATTGGGTCGCGCTGGAGGTTCTTCCTTCAACGAGATGGGCTTCACCATTGAGCGTCAAACGGTTACTGCTAAGAGCCGTGCACTGAAGGCGGAATACACGCTGGAACTGGCACAAGACCTCAAGGCAATCCACGGTCTGGACGCTGAGACGGAACTCGCAAACATTCTTAGCACGGAAATCCTTGCTGAGATCAACCGCGAAGTTATCCGTACCGTAAACAGCCAGGCGAAGACTGGTGCACAACAGTCCAACGTGACTAGCAACGGTATCTTCAACCTGTCTACGGACGCTGATGGTCGTTGGTCTGCTGAGAAGTTCAAGGGTCTGACTGTACAGATCGACCGCGAAGCAAACGTCATTGCTAAAGAAACTCGTCGTGGAAAGGGTAACGTAGTTATCTGTTCTTCTGACGTTGCTACTGCTTTGGCTGCTGCCGGTTCTTTGGACTACTCTCCTGCAATCAGCAACAACCTGCAAGTGGATGACACTGGTAACACCTTCGCGGGTGTACTGAACGGACGCATCCGTGTGTACATCGACCCCTATGCTGGAACCGACTACATTACTGTTGGTTACAAGGGACAAAATCCGTATGACAGTGGTGTATTCTACTGCCCATACGTCCCTCTGCAAATGGTTAAGGCAGTTGGTGAGGATGACTTCCAGCCGCGCATCGGGTTCAAGACTCGTTACGGTATGGCGTCTAACCCGTTTGTTGGCGCTACGCCTTCTGACGGTCTCGCTACGGTTAAGACCAACCAGTACTACCGCATCTTTGCTGTCAAGAACATCTTGACCTAAGATTGGTATAAAAATAAGAGTGAGGTCTACTCACCATTTTATAGGGGCACTTCGGTGCCCCTTTTTTTATGCAAAAAAAGTGTTGACAAACCTTGTTCAAGGTAGTATAATACTTGTATTGAAACTGAGAGGGACAATCATGAAAGATTTAGTCGATATGTTCATAGATTGGGCATTTGTGTACAATGAGAAGAAGGAAGCAATGGTTCTTGCTGTGGACAAGTATCAGTTCCGCGAAGCCCTTGTGGTTCTGTTGGAAGAAATGGAGGAACGGTAATGGAATTGATATTTGCGATAGGGTTTATACTTGGTTTCCTTATAGGGAAAATTCGATAATGGAATATGATTACAAACGATTGATCCTGAATGCTTACAACGCAAAGAAGCGGTGTAAGTCTGAGTGGGGTCAGAAATACTGGGCTCGTGTAATGACTGAATTGGTTGATAACATGCAGAAACAACCGCCCAATCTCTTATAAATAGAAGTATATTCTATAAGAGGTTCTCATGCCAGTAGATTCACAAGTTCAGTTACTCGATGAAGAACTGACAACCAATCTAAACTACCTCCAACCTACGGGGTTTCGTGTAATCATTGATAGAACGCGATACCCTAACTTGGAGTACTTTGCACAGACTGTGTCACACCCAGGCGCTACTCTGAGTCCGTTGGAGTTGCCTACTCGTAGGATAACTTCTGTGCCATTGGCGGGTGACAAGATCACCTACTCTGAGGTGTCTTTTGACATCTTACTTGACGAGAACATGACATCCTATCGTGAGATGTACGACTGGATGATTCGTATCACTAATGAGGGTCAAGTGTCTGCTGGAGAACGAGGCACCAAGAAACCCACATATGCTGACATAACCTTGGCAGTATTGACTAGTCATAACAATACGGCCCAGAAGATCCGATACAAGGACTGTGTACCTACTGGACTGGGTGCTATTGAGTTTCAATCCACTGCGGGTGACACTCAATACTTGACATTCAGTGCATCCTTTAGGTTCGCTCAATTTGAAATAGTGTAAAAAAAAGACTTGACATTCCGTGCTATATACTGTATAGTACTGGAAACACTTTGGTAATTCTATATGATACTGAACAAAGAAGACGCACTGTACGCTGCGAATGTCTTCACTGAATTCTTTGCGAACTTTGACCGTATTGACGATTACATGCGAACAGTCAAACTGGAGCGCATGGGTGGATTCAATGCGTTGCCTGGCATGGGCCCTGAAGAAGACATCTTCGACAAGTTTGATATGCATCCCCGTGATATGGAGTTCGTCATCTACGAACCCAAACTCAACGAGTTCATGCAGTATATGGAGATTACCACATCTGCGCCTGTTGAGTCAAGCATTCCAGGCAAGCAACTCAACTTCATCGTAAAAGAAAAGAACACTGGTCTGGTTGTTGGTATGATTCGTTTCGGGTCACCTACTATCAACAGCAGACCCCGCAACGAGTGGCTGGGTAAACCACTGAACACCATGAGTCCCGAAGTGATGAAGCGGTTCAACGAGTCCGCCATCATGGGGTTCAACATTGTCCCGACACAACCGTTTGGTTTCAACTACCTTGGTGGCAAGTTACTTGCAGCCATCTGTTGTTCTCACATGGCACGGGAACGTATCAACGAGAAGTACGATGCGAACATCTGTATGTTCGAGACCACATCTCTGTATGGGTCAACTAAGGCAGCATCTCAGTATGACGGTATGAAACCGTTTCTACGACACAATGGTCTGACTGACTCTAACTTCGCACCACTGATCAACGATGAGAACTTCCGTAGACTCAACTCTTGGTTTGCTGGTAAGAACGGAGAACCTCTGGTGCCTGCTGATGCGTCATCTCGTAAACTCAAGACTCAGACCAAGATGGTTGCCATTATCAAGAACTCCCTGAAGGCGGTTGATGAGTGTGCACACAAAAAGTTCTGTCAGACCTTCCTTGATGCGAAGGGTCTGACCGAGAAGAAGCGTTCTTACTATTCTACCTACGGGTACGAGAACGTACAACAGTATCTCAACCTTGAGACTGATACCCTGATAAAGAAAGAAAACTTTGATAGGTTCAGTCTTGAGGGTGTGACAGAGTGGTGGCGTAACAAGGCATCTACTCGCTATGAAGCATTGAAGAACGATGGCCGACTGCGTACTGTAGTTGAGTCGTGGAATGTTAATGCAGAAGATATCGATATTATTCGATAAAAAGTGTTGCCAAAACATGCTTGTTTTGGTATTATGTAAACATAATCAGGGCATTCAATAAAGGAATCCCATCTGATTATGAACCTAACTAAAGTAGAAAAAAGGAAAATATATTATGACTACTAAAACATTTACCGCAATCGGTACAATCACCACTATGCAAACTGTCGCAGACTTCAAATCGTACCTTAAAACTATCTATGCTGACCTTGCAATGCAATCAAAAACGCGCTGGTTGCCTGCAAACAAGACTGCATTCATGCAATCAGTTTTGTTAAACACTGCACCTTCAAAGTTTATTCTTTGTGATATTGAATCATGCAAGCGGCACGCTAAGTTGACTGGTGACAAGGAATCATATGATTACTACAAGCAGTTTAGCGGAAAATATGTTTTCCTGAACCTTGATTCCAACAACCGTACACTCGCCATTGCCGCCTTCTTCAATAATGAAGTTTTTCTCGAAGAAGGCGTATATGTTATTGATGGCTCTGACTATACCGTAGATAAGTCATCAAATACATTTGAAACGATGCCCGAGGGACTGAAGGCAGTGTTGATGAGTCAGAAGATTACTATTGAAGTCATCACTCGCGCAAGCTTGTCGGATCTATGTCGCATGTTCCTTGTGGTGAATGATGGCGTCAGATTGAACGCTGCAGAACTGCGGAATCCTATCCTCACTCTTGTCTGCGAAGAAATTCGTTCTCTCGCACAGCAATATGAGAAAGCATTTGTTAAGGCAAATGTATTTACACAGACTAAGTGTGATCGTCGCGCCATCGATGATTTTTTTGCTGGACTGTTTTATTTCTATATCAATGGTATAGAATCTCCGATTACCGCTAAGTCATTAGATGCAATGTATCTTGATGCAGACTCGCAGAAGTTGGTGAAGAATTTCTCCAACACGCTTAAGGTCTTTTTGAAAATTGTCTCGAAGGATCTGGGAGTCTTCAAGCGTGAAAATTCATTACTGGACTTATTCGTGTTGTATACCAACCAGATTAGAAAATCAAAGAAGTTGATTGACAATGAGGGTTTTGTGGAGGGTTTTGTAAAAGCATATGCCGAACTTCTTGCTGATGATACTGAATATCAGTATAACGATAATGGTCGTTCAGCAAGTTTTTCAGAACTCCTACGGTCACGTGAATTTCGTTTCAATATGTTGCGTAATCGGTTGATTAACAGGGTTTACAATATTGATACATACTTTATTGATATTGACAAGAAACGCACGGCAACTTCGGAACAAAAGTTGATCGCCGCTAATCGTCAGGGGTGGGTAACACCCGAAGGTAAGAACATCCCTATGGGAGAATTACTTAGCGATAAGTTTGAGGGTGGTCACATCATTCCTCACGGTTTGGGTGGTAAGACAGAACAAGACAATCTTGTTATTCAAACAAAGGAAGATAACCGTAAACTCGGTATGAATGTCGTAGAAAATGCCTAGAACATGCGGAATTAGTATAATTATTACATCGGGTGTCCAACTCGAAGATGGAGGTTAAAGTCCTCTGTTCCGCTCCACCTTTCAGGATTTGTTATGATTGACCTTGAATCCATTCTCGCTGAATGGAAAGAAGATTCGCAGATCGCGAAACATCAACTTGACGAGACTTCGCGTGTGACCCCATCGTTACATGCGAAGTATCTTGAATACCTATCTCTGACCAAGCTCCGTCTCAAGAAGGCGGAGTTTGACCAGAAGACTCTCCTAAAGGATAAGTATCTCTACTATGAAGGCAAGATGTCTCAGGCAGACATTGAGTCTCGTGGATGGGCATACGATCCCTATGATGGTCTGAGTGCCACCACCAAGAACTTCAAGGAGTACTACTACGATTCTGATGCAGAAATCCAAGACTCGGAAATGAAGATCCAGTACCTTAAAACTATTATAGATACACTTGAACAGATAGTTAATAATCTGAACTGGCGCCACCAAACAATCGGTAACATGATCAGATGGAGGCAATTCGAGGCAGGAGCATAGAATGAAATGGTTTGATGAAGTTAAGAAAACTTTTCAAGTCAACCAAATATATCAGTCACGCTGGGTATGGTATCACACCATCCTTGCGATTGAAATCTTTATGACTAACATCTTACTGATCCTCATTCTGTTTAAGTTGTGAGCCTACCCAATACCATCACGGTTGGTCTTAAAGACCATTCGATGATGTTGGTTGATTGTAACCAGCATCAACTCCAAGAGCTGCGTGACTACTTCTCATTTTATGTCCCAGGCCATAAGTTCATGCCTGCTTTCAAATCAAGAAAGTGGGATGGTAAAATCAAACTGTTCAATCAGATCACCCGTGAACTAAACACTGGTCTGTACGAACACCTCAAGAAGTTCTGCTCTGATCGCATGTATCCTCTCCAGTTACAGGAGACCGCATACGGACACCCTGCACAGACTAATCATGTCGCACATCAGAATCTAATTAAGTTTCAGAGTGAACTGAATCTACCCTTTGAGTTACGTGATTACCAGTACGATGCTGTCACTCATGGTATAGAGAAGAAACGGGCTGTCCTGTTGTCCCCTACAGGTAGCGGTAAGTCGTTTATCATCTACAACCTACTACGATGGTATCTTGATAACTTCGATAAACAGGTTCTTATTATTGTTCCGACAACAAGTCTGGTAGAACAGATGTACAAAGACTTTGAAGACTATGGATATGATGTCAAGGAGTATGTACATCGTATCTACAGTGGTAAGGACAAGAACACCGACAAACCAATCATCATCTCCACGTGGCAGTCTATCTACAAGTTTCCGAAGGAATGGTTTGAGAACATGGGTTGCGTATTCGGAGACGAAGTCCATTTATTCAAGGCAAAGTCTCTGTCAGGTATCATGAACAAGTGCGTCAATGCTGAGTATCGTTTCGGTACTACGGGCACACTGGATGGTACGGAGACAAACAAACTCGTACTGGAGGGACTCTTCGGGCCTGTGCGTCGAGTGACCATGACCAAGGACTTGCAGGAGAAGGGCACACTTGCGAAGATAGACATCTCCATCCTACTACTGCGTTACCACAACGATATATGTCATATGCTGAAGGACGCAACCTATCAGGAAGAGATAGACTACATTGTGACCAACGAGAAACGCAACAGACTTATAAGTAACCTTGCGTTAGATCAGACAGGCAACTCTCTGGTCTTGTTTCAGTTTGTGGAGAAACACGGTAAACCCCTGTACGACATGATCAAGAACAAGGCGGGTGACCGCCCCGTGTATTATGTGTCAGGAGAAGTAGAGGCATCAGATCGCGAACAGATTCGTGGTATCGTAGAGGGACAGAAGAATGCAATCATTGTTGCTTCATTGGGAACATTTTCTACTGGGATTAATATTAGGAACTTGCATAACATTGTGTTTGCTAGCCCTTCCAAGTCTCAAGTCAAGGTTCTCCAATCAATCGGACGAGGACTGAGAAAGTCTGACGATGGATCAGTAACCAAACTGTATGACATTGCGGATGATCTGCACATACGAAAGCATAAGAACTTCACACTGCGACACAGCGCAGAAAGAATCAAGATATATACTAAGGAGCAGTTTCCCTACAAGATACATCAAATTGATTTGAAATGACTATATCATTAACAGAGAAGAAACCGCACGGACTGTTGCTGGGTGGTTTCAGTTGTCCTACCGGAAACAACTCCCATGACCAACTCTTCGGCCTTAGATCCAAAATGGACAAAGGCAGACAAGAAGTACATTGGTCTGAACAATACGCTGCTGCACTTAACCGTGGAGGATATGACAACCTGTTGATACAGGGGTTGTTCTATGGACTAGAACCTTACCGTAGTTTTGGTAACCATAGGATCGCAACACATATCCGTAAACGTGGATGGGATGTCGAGTGTATTGACTACGGTATATTATTCACAAATGACGAACTCATATATCTAATAGATCAGAGGATAACTGAGGACACTCTGTTCGTTGGTTTCAGTATGATGTTTACGACTATGGCAACCGAGAGACTGTTGCAAGTCACCGATTACATCAGAGAAAACTACCCTTGGGTCACAATCGTGGCCGGTGGTCAGAAGACATGGACGGTGACTTGTGTCGAGGCAGACTACTACATCACGGGTAATGGTGAGTTCGCGATGGACGCACTACTTGATCATCTTTATCGTGGCGGGCCTGAACCCGTAGCACACAAGACGCTGAAAAACGGAGGTAAACTGATTACCGCCTATAAAAGTTATCCCTGTTTCCCCAAGAGGGATGCCAATATCTCGTTTGAAGAACGAGACTTTATCCAACCCAACGAGACGATCAACATTGAGTTTGCTCGTGGATGTATCTTTGCGTGTAA